GTAACTTCCACTTGTAGATCCCTTAATATCAAAATAATAGAAGATGCCAGGTAAATCATTGACTAATATTGTAATAGAAGTCTGATCTGCAGTGATTGGATCTCTAACTTCATTAGTAATGTTCTTATAAGTGAAAATATCGGTATTTGCAGAATCTACAGTAAATGCAAGTGTCTTTCCAACATTACTTGCGTCAGAAGTGTCAAAAGTGTATTTGTGTCCATCAATCAGTTTTAACTTCGGTTCTTGAACATAAACCTCGGCATTTGTGATTGTTGCAGCTGCAATAGTTGCAAAGTTGCGTTTTACGGTAAATCTGTTTAATGTATCACTACGAACAACTGTATAGTCGGTTTTATTGTATTCAGAAGGTGTGACACCTGAAAGATTGACTATATCGCCAATTTGGGTCTGATGAGCTTTATTAAGATGAATTTGTGCTTCAGTTTCAACTTGGGTCAATGTTATGGTGAAACCCGAACCTCCACCGTTACCTAAGTTCAAATCTGACGCAGTAATGGTGTCACCGACGTTATATGCGGTTCCCATAGCTGTAAGTGTTACCGTAGTAACCGCACCACCAGAAACGACGATAGTTGCGATTGCACCCTTACCAGATCCATTACTTGTTAAAGGAACTCCAGAATATGTGCCATTTGTGTATCCAGACCCACCTGTGATGCTAGACCACCCATCCTGATACAAATTACCATCTGTACGCTTTCTCAAGTAAGTCCAGTCCATAGAACCGTCAGAAACAGTACCAGACTCATGAGTTGGTGCTGATGAACCAGATGTACCAGTTGAAGCAAGATAAACTCGGTCTTGAACGTAAATTAAGTCACCTAGATTATATGCAGTAGTATTTTGATATGGAGCAACAAGTTTCATGCTACGCATATCAGCATATTTGAAATGATACCTACCACCAATGATTTTTACTGTAAAAGTCCTTGTATAGAGGTTATCTGCTATAGAAATGACTTGACTATCACCAACTTGCAAATAATGGTTCTCAGAAGTATTAACAGTTGCAAAATACCTGTTTTCACCTGTTACCTCGAACATACTGATGTTACTAACAGATGTACCTTCAATAGCAGAGACTATTGCACTTACACCTTCTCCACCAGTGCCTGTATTGTCAAATTGAAGTCTATCGTTAACTTTATACTCTTTACCACCACCTTCAACTAGATATTGGTCAACACCTGCAGATGAATACTTATTAGTTGCTGAAACAACCATTGAATCAGCAGTACCACCTCTAATAGTTGGATAGTAACTAAAGTATCCAATTCCATCTTCAAGGTAACTCAATATCTCCCCACTTTCCATTACAATTAAGGTTGTGGTGTCTTCTAGTGCTAGGAAGAAGTCAATTTTGTTATCTAACTGTTTTCTCTTCGCTACAATGTTATCAGTGCCGATATATGGTACTTTATACCTAATTGCGTCTTCTGTGAAGTTCTTCTGTAGACCATTACCATTCCAGTTTACAGAATCTGCTTCTGAGTAGAAATTAGGTCCTACAAAGTATGGAAACTTGGGTTCACCTGCAGAACCTTTGATTGTAGCGAAATATGCGTAAACTCCATTTGGAAATTCTGGGGTAACACAAAATCTACCATTATATTGGTCTAAATCTCCAGATCCTTCTATATACTCGTAATCTTCAATATAAGTCCCCATAGGGTCTGCTAGACCGCTTAGAAGAGCATCTCTAGAGGTCTTTACGCTGTAACTAGAGATCATCAACTTATATGAATTGTATGGGTTAGTATTTTGTGCATCCTCATACGCATAAGGTCCGTATATGGGATGTCCGTCATATGCCCAACCAATAATCGGTGAATGAGCAGTAGGATTCAATTCATTAAGGTTATTATCAATATTGTCTCTTAATAAGAATCTAAGTTGCTTAGGATTGTACATATATCCATATTCACCACCATATATCAAATAGTTCTCACCTTGCATTACAGATCCACCTGCAGCATCCACAGTTTTTCTATTTGTGAATTGATTTGCGTTTACACCTAGTTCTTCATAAGTTGCTGCTTCATTATATGTTAATTCTGTTAAATTGGTTTGGAATGACGCACCAGAACCAGGATATACAATACTAACAGTTGTAGCACCTGCAGTATACCCTACACCTTTGTTTGTTATCACAATACCAGTAACAATGTTACTAGAAAGGTCTACTTGAGCAAATGCAGTAGCACCAACTCCATCTCCAGTGATAACAACGTCTGGAGCACCGAAATACCCACTACCACCAAATGTAACAATAATAGATTCGATCTTTCCGTTCAATATTGACGGATATGCAACAGCACCACTACCAGAGATCAATGTGATAGATGGTTCGTAAGTATATTGAGTACCTGTGTCTGTTATGCTGATACTATCAACTGGACCTCTACATGTTGCAGTTGCAGTAGCTCCAGAACCATTACCACCAGTAATTGTGATGGTTGGAATGCTAGTGTATCCAGATCCACCGCTAACAACGTTAATACCAGTAACTGTACCAGATGTAATCACTGCTGACGCAGATGCTTGCTCATCTGCAGATGCACCACCACCAGTTATAGACACAATGGGTTCTGTGGTGTATCCACTACCACCATTAGTAACGTTTATAGCAGTTACGGATCCTTTTACTGTTACGGTCGCTGCAGCAGTTAAACCTTCGTATGCCCAAGTAAGTTGACCGACTGCAACCTCACCTGAAGTGTGTGTTGGGTATAATGTAGTAGATGATACACCTGCACCTAATACTCTATACCTTCTACCGTTCCATTTGACCCTTGTGCCTGTATTATAAGGAGTATTGAGTTTATAGTCTGCTTCAAACTCTACAGTAGGAGGGTTTGTAATATCATAACCTTCTCCACCAGTAATTTTAGCAATTGATAGTAAACCACCATACTTATTCTTAGATTCTCCTTTATATGAGAATAATGGCACACCATTAGCACCAATACCGACCTGTCCTATTGGAGTAGGAGTTTTTGTACTCTTGGTAGATGGTACGAGTGGTATTCTCTTAAGATATCTTTGGTTGCCAGGATCCAAATCAGCAGCAGCAAAAGGACCTACCTTATGTGATGGTATACCTGTACTAGCGACAATAGCATCTGTACTACTCCTGTAAGTATTCTGTACATCTGTAGTAAATTCCCTAATTCCATTATTAATAGAACCAATGTCACTCCTACCGTACGCAAACTCTCTGGCAATGTAAAATTCAAAGTTTGATATACCTCCAGATGGTGATGATGAGAATATAAACTCAAAAGTGAATTCATCAACAATACCTGCAACATCATGTTGGTTATTGTAGATGTCTTCGGGTGCATTTAAGATTCTAATGGTATCATCCCTTACTAAACGATGTTTCTCTTTAGTCTGAACAGTACAACGTACCGAACCATCTTGATTGACTTGTCCTAGGGTCGCAGACACCCCTCTGAGGGCACGTCTAACATTATAGATGTAACTTTCCCATATTGGATCAATACTATCAAAACCAGGTGCTGCAGGTGTTGTGACTTTACTGTCTGGAAGGTAATACTTACCACCACTGGATAATACAACACCTCTAGTACCACCATAGACTTTTAACTGCACTTCTGAGTTGTCTACGTTAGAATATCCGAAAATCTTGAATGCAGCGAATACTTCTTGACCTGCATCGTGTGCTACAGCAAATGTATTCTCTCTAGCACGCACACAACCTAAAAATTGAGTTACAGTCTTGTCTGTGTAACTTATAATCTCATCTTCAATCCTGAATCGTCCATTTTGCTCTGGCCAACCAAGTGTAGAGTCAACTGTGACTACTTGGTCAGTTAAATTACCTCCAAGGTCAGCAGCAAGGGTAGATTTGTACGGTGTAACAAATGTACCTAGTGAATTATTGGTATCTACGTCAATTTCATAGATTGAACCACTTGCAGTGAAAACTTCAACCACTCCTTTAACGTAAATTCTTGCAGAAGCAACATTTGGGTCATTTGCATCGTTTTCTTGGTACAATACTTGACCAACAAGTGAAATAGGGTCTCCAGAAACAGCAACCGCACGTATTACCTCCCTAGAGGTGTAAAATGCGTCTGATGGTTTGAATATTCTGTCTCTTGGGTAGTTAACTTCCGATTCTACGCCAAATAGTGTTCTTAATACAAACTGGAATGACCTTGTAGTGCCTTTTGCAGAGTAAAAGTCTTTAATCCTCTTAATTACAGTTGATTCAGTAACTCCGTTTGCAAAATTCTTCGGAAAAGTCGATAAAAACTGTTCTTTGAACTTTCCAAGAATATAAAGTGGGAAAATGTTGTTTAAATTAACAACTTTTGCTCCAAGTTCATGAGTTGCAGCAGTTGTACTCTCAAATTGGAAGGTTCCAACCTCTCCAACTGCCTTTACAGCGTTAAATCCTCTTGCACATCCTTGAAATAGTGTTGATCCCTTCTTTTCGTAGTAAATGATCTCGTCATCTACCATCAAAAGACCTTCATCTGGGAAATCACGAGTAGATTCAACGTCAACTGCATCTGAAGTCGTTGTTAACGCTGAAATAAGTGTGGTTTCAGTAACTAGACCTCCATAATTATCAATATTATAATAATCTGACCAGTTTTGAATTACATCAAAACAATATCCTTTTAATTCTTGTGACTTATAGTAGTGTTTTACAAATGATATGAAAGTTGGATAATTTTCCTGTACAAACGAAGCAAATTGTCCCGTAACACTTAGGGATATTTGCGATTTCGATTCGGGACTAACCTCAGACGGTACTGGAGGTACAGATACCGTTGTGGTTGGCGTAGTCCACGAGCTAACCTTCCATGAAGAATTTGTCATCTGTTACTAGCTATAGCTGGACTCTGGTACTACTCCTGTACCAGAAATATTTGAACCACTACTGATAGTGTCTTCAACAACACTTACAGTCGTATTATCTATGCCCACTGTCAAGTAGGTTTCACGAAGAGATATGATATCGTTGGATTCTGGAATTGCAGCAATCTGTAATTGGTTGTTTGCCACACTTGTCATAGAAATTATCAAGTCATTAATGACAATTTCACCCATACTGTAATCAACAGTACCCCATAATCCATCTACGTATTCAAATTCACCAGTTCCTTTAACATAATAGAGTCTCAATGAACCTGCACCGTCGTCATTTAGGTAGAAAATGTTGAAATCATCTCCAACAATCTTAAATCCTGAAGAAGAAACGGTTGGTTTTGTGCTTGTTCCTTGCTTAATGCGGTTACCGTAGCATATTTTATAGTTCACACGTGCGTTCAGATCGACTGTCACGTTCTTTCTCATCTTGAGACGAGTGATATTGGACGTAATTGCAGCCTCTGACTTATCAATTATACTCTGAAGCTTAGAATATTTGAATTTTCCGCCAAATTTATTGAACTCTCCGCTATTGTTGAGTACATTTAATGACCCAAGTACCGCATTTTTCACTTCTGAGGGTTCTTTCCGCGTTATGTTCGGATTGAAATACACAAAACTGTCAATATCAATGAATAAAATGGACGGATCAATGATTGTTGGCTGAATTGCTGCTACAGAATACTCTCTCAACTTCTTCAAAACGACATTTTTCTCAGAAAGAGATAATTTGTCTGCATTTTTTGGTTTAATTGCAAGAAAAACTTTTCCAAATTCGGGAGGTTCTGCTTCTTCTCCTCCATAACATGCAATAGATCCTACATTAGGATATATCTGAGGAATAATTGCTTCATAATCACGTGTTGAAACTGCTCTTCCAAATGCTGAATAGAATTTTGGAGCAGCAAATTTGATTGATTCAGTAGTTTCTGCTCTCGAACCCCCATCTGGAAAGGAAGTAGCCGTAACAGTAATACCAGAAGTAATACTTTGACCATTGTTATCCCTAAATGTACCAATATTTTCAAATACTTTTAAACCATTTGCACCAGTTCCATTACTTGTTGAGTATGAAACTGAAACAACATCTCCATTCTCTAAGTCTTTTCCAACTTTTCCGTCACCAAATAGAATTTCTGGGATCTCATATTCTGATTCTTCTAAGAAATATACCTTAGATGTTGAATCAATCTTAGTAATATCAGTTGCTTGAAGGTATCTTTCTGTAATTGTACCAGAAGTTACCTCAACTTTCATTGAAGTTGTGTCTGCATTCTTGTTAGTAAGGATAAATCTCTGTCTTTGGTTGATATCTTTAACAAAAGTATCGGTCAAAAACACTCCTTCAAACAAAGTGATGCCTTTAAAACTAGCAATTCCACTTGTACTGTCCACAGAAGTGATTGTATCAGTGCCAAGTGAGAATACAAAGTTGTTATTATCTAATCCTGTGAAGTTTAAAACTAATCCTTTATTAATTGTAACCGTTTTTGGGTATGGAACTACGGTCTGAACTGTAACATCGACTACACATTGTGCCGATCTTGCGGATTTTGGAGTGTAACCAATCATCCTAGCAAGTTTTACAACGTTTTCACGCAAAACTGCGGTTTCTAGGAACCCTTCATTGACTGCAAGGTTGGCATTTACTGCTGTATAGTAAGTATTATATGCTAAAACGTCTAAAAGGACAGTCATGGACGATCCCTCGAAGTCATAATCCGAGAATTGATCCTGTGCCCTTAAATATCCTTTAATTTGTGCCTTGATTTCGTTAAACTCAAGAGCATTAACTTGATTAAATGCCATTATGGTTTAAATGCTATACTAATAGAATCAAAAGTTGGTGGTATACCCATAATAACATATGCAACGCTTACATCTAGTTGATTACGATCCTCTGTCCACTTTGTCTTAACCTCATATACCGCAACTCTCGGTTCATGAGTATTAATTACTTTCTTTAAACGTTTCTTAATTCTTTGTGAATCGTTAGCTGTAAAATTCTCAAAAAGCAATCCAATGATATTACCACCGAATGCCATGTCAAAAGGTTTCTCGTAGAAGTTATAAAAAACAATATTTTTGACTGATTCTTTAATGGCTGCTTCATTGTTCAGTGCCAACACATCGTTTGTCACTGCATTCTTTTCAAAAGTTAAAGAGAAGTCACGAAATGACTTCGATATTAATGCCACTAACTAGCCTATTATTAACCTCAGGTATATTTATACTTCTTTTTGTGACTTTTTCTTTGATGCTCTATCGCTACGTGGATCTGTAATAAGATATCGGCAATACTCATTCCCATGATCGTAGAAATGATCGCTCATATCTACGGGAATGTTGGCATTTCTTTTACCATCTACGATTCTATTTGCCTTGGCCACGGTACTTCTTTCTTGCCTTATTTCTAGAGGTAGCAGAGTACTTTGTATGTGACCCTTTACCTTGTCTTGTCTTTTTAGGTATTGATTCTATAGTAGGAATACCTGTATTAAATCTCATTGCCATAATAATTAACCTGCGAATACATTTGGTGAACCAGCTGCTACTGAAGTGCAACCGCTAATTCCATCTCCTATTCTACCACAACCTTTGCCATTTACAAAGACCGTAGAACTACCACTTGCAATGGCAGCACTATGTGGAGGGCATGGAGAGCCTGGTTTTAGGTGTGTTGTGTTCTTATCTCCCTGTCGAGAGACAGGAATACCGTTAGCGAAGACGTTACCACTACCCTGTGCTCTGGACATTCCAGAACAATGGGCAGCATCTGCATCTCCGACTCGTGTTACTGCTGGCATATCAATAATAATTTGAAACAAAGGAACGTATACCTTCCCACTCATTATATATCTTTAATTCAAGTGTGAAGGTAGCAGGTGTCTGTGCTACTAGGTTACCTGTAAGACCTGCTTCCCACTGTACTGTGATATTGAAGATCTCAGTGGTAAAGTTGGTATTATCCTGATTGAGGTCATAAAACAACTTATCTGATGGCATATTAACTAATCTCTGAACTGTCACAGGACTCTGTGTCTTATCTGATTCTCCCTGTTCAATATATGTAAACTCGTCCACAAAAGGATCTTCTATCGAACCAGTAATTGATACAGATGTACTACCTGGTGTAATGACGAGGTTTGGTTGTGTACCCTGTACTGTAGCAGTAACATTTGTTACATTACAGTCCTGACCTGAAGGTGCAGTACATGATGCACTCACTACTTGGTTCATTGTAAAGTTAGGTCTGGTTAAATCCGTAAGAAACGTTGCTGTTCCATCAGGAGTGATGCTGACTGCCATATTGCTCTTCTAATAATCC